ACTGGGTACGCTCAATCGATACGCCGGCCGGCTGGCCCATGTCGTTGGGGTCGGCGGTGATGAACTCCTTGCCGATCGGCACCCCCTTATTGGCCGCGTCGGTAGGGTTCCTGGCTACAATGCCGGTATACTTCAGGTCGGTGATGGTGATGGTATTGCCGACCAGTTCAATACCGAGATTAGAAGTACCGACCGTGACGATGGCCGTACCCCGGTTGCCGACCGTACCGCCGTTCGTGGTCAGATTGAATTGTACTTGCCCGCCGGCCGGCTCGGTCAGGCTGAGTTCTTCGCGCTCATCCAGGTTGTTGCCGTCGCCCGTCCCCTGAATGCCCGAGCCGTCGATGACGACGTTGTTGTCCACATCGAGGCTGGTGGCAATCCCGCCGGTGCCCTTCACCCGTACCGTGCCGCCCCCCTGCCCGCTAACCGAGCTGACCTGAATAGCTGCAGAGCCGCCTGAGCTGGTGCCCTGTAACGTTTGTGCTTCGTTGGTGGGGCTATTGTCCAGGTTGTTGGGAGTATTGATGGTGAAGTTGGGGTAGGTGCCGCCAACGCTTACATTGCCGTTACCGCCGTCCTGAATGGTGATGGTCTGGTCGGGGGCGGTGTTACTCACCGTGAACTCTGTACCGTTCTGCTGCACATCGATGCCCGTACCACCAACTACATCCGCCTGATCGACTGCGGTAACGAAGCCGGCATCGTTGTTGATCTGGCTGGTATTGATGGAGGCCTGATTCACGGAAAGCGGGCTGCCGCCCGTGCCGTCTCCGTTCAGGCTGGCGTCAGACTGTACGACCTGCGCACCCCAGGCATCGCCGCCGGAGGCCAGTGCAGCCCTTATGCTTTCGAGTTCGGCCTGCACGTTAGCCCCCTGAATGCCATTGACTTGGCTGAGGAGCACTTCGACGCCGGTCTGATCGTCGGTCTCCTGAATGGGGTCCCAGCGGTTGCCGTCCAGGCGGGCCTCGAAGGTTACGTACTTGTAGGCGGTATTCGTCGTCACGTCGATCGCATAGCGGGTCTCGCCGGCCTGTTGTACCAGCAGTTCGGCGCAGAGATCGGGGTCTCCGTCCGTGTAGCTGATACCCCCACCGGGGGAGGGGCTGATGAGTTGGACCTGCGCTCCGGCCGTCAGGCTAATGGCGAGCAGGAAGAGTAGGGAAAGAAACTGCTTCATGAGTTGATGATTAGTTGCCCGTGGGGCAGGTGGTGCAGATAATGATGGTGCCCGGCTGTTCGCCCATGGTGTTGGGATCAGCGGCCCGGAAGGCTTGGTTACGAGTTATACCCTGGTTAGCCGCGTCCTGTTGGTTGGTCGCTTCGATGGTCGTGCGGGCCAGCGACCTACCTATCAGTACAATATTTTCCAGAGCGATACGACTTGCGGTAGAGGGTGCTGCCTGGCCGGTATTTGTTGGCAGAGGAGGGAGCAGTCCTGCTGGCAGACCGTCAAAGACAGCCCCGCGCCCGACCGGCGCACCATTGGCTCCACTAGCAGGCACCACCCGCACATCTACCGATCCCGGTGCGGCCGGCGCTAGTATTTCGACTATACGGTAGAGGTAGGCCCGCCCGTCCAGCAGGCTATCCCCCATCTGTACGGCATTGGGATAGAAGAAGCGATCGCTGAACAAGTCAAAGTCCGTTAGCCGCCCCGTGTAGCCGGGACCGGACTGAGCCTGCCCGAAGTCCCGACAACTCACTAGAGCTACGCGGTAGCTTTCCTGCGATGAGGCAGCAGCTGACACCCAAACCAAAAAGGATATAAGGATGAGCCGAATCATAATCCGAGGGGGATGTCGAGTCGCGTTGTGATCGCTCCGATATTGGAGAAGATGTAGCGCGTCACGTCGTTCTGATAGACGATATTGTGGTAAATACCGAACTGGTCGCGGTTCACCGGTCGCCCATTACCGTCCAGGTAGTCCACCCCGCCCTTGTAGATGTCTCCGGCACCCGGATGGGAAATGAAGAAGGTGAGATTCCCGCCGTTGGTCACATCCGCCGTAGCCGGGATGAGTAAGGCCACCGATCCTATCAGCGCGGCTACGGCAACGTCGATTTGGTATTCACCGGGCCCGATACGTTGCAGGGTGGGCAGCGCCCCATCATACTTCACCGCTACCGACAGGTTTGACTCGGTTAGGATTTCCTTGCCTCCTTTATGTGTCTGATTGGCCCCTCCTCCTATCTGTCGATACTCCGTTGCGCCATCGTTCCAGACGTAGATCGACTCCTTTCCGGACCCATCATCCGCGACCAAATACAATACGCTTTCCGCACCTGTACCCGGAAGATCATCGGTCGATTTTACCCCTATAACTTGTGGCGAGTCTCCCGTCTTGGTCCATCCTTGGTCGATCAGGTATTGCTCCAGCTGCGACAGGGTGAACAGGTGAGACTCGGGATCATTTCCGCTAGACAGAAGGACTAGAGGTATCCGAGTCGTCGGAGTCAATCCTGGAGCGGGCGGAAAGGTGTAGACTCTTGGCATGGTTGATCGATCAGTTAGTCCAGGGTTCCTCGTAGGCGAGTACGAATGGCGGGCGGATGAATTCGAGCCAAGGGTCCCCGTTTGCTTCCGTCCAGACATCCACATCGGGATTGGCTAAGATGTCCTGGTACTCCGCATAATTGCGGTCCACGATCCCCAAGTCGCACTCGATGGTCAGCGCGTGCAAGTTCTCCCGGTCACTGCCTAGAGAAAAGGACTTGCTCTTGAGGACCAGCGGGGTGAAGCCCGTTGGTGTTATCTGGTATAGTCTGGGCGAGCGGGGTAACTCCTCAGCAATCGTGTTAACATCAGCCCGGCCCAGGTAACCAGTTGCGTAGGTAATTACTCGCTCCACGGTAGCACCAAGGTTCTCCCGATCGCCAATCTCTACCCCATCATTAACTCTGCGGACCCGCTCCCGCCGCCTGTAGGATACTTCCAGTCGGTCTATCCGTCGGCCCGTACACCGTATGATCTCCGGCATATTCATTCCGTTGAGGTAGGCGAGGTAGTACTCTTTCTCATACTGGGTGCGGTCCACTATGAAGGTCCGCCGGGGACTCACCCCGAGTGGCGGTTGGGGCGGTCGATTCATAGTTACCTGCACGGTATAGTGTAGTGTATCTGGGCCGATTCCTAGTACCTCACATCCAACCGGAAAGACGACAGGCTGGTAGTCATCGGCCGACACCTCGCTATTCTCGAAGTGGGTAGTCGTTCGGGTGGAGCCGTCCTCCAGCGTTTCCACGACCTCCAGGTAAGGCGTAGAATCTTCTACATTGGTGAAGAACCTGCGAATAAAGCCGAGGTAGACCGGCTCGCTGACTCCGATCGGGCGACGGTCTGGACGCTGGGTGAGCCAGCCATTCGACACGTCGATGTTACCGAAGAAGTTTCCCTCTGCCTGAATCACGGCACTAGTTCCGCCGGCAAAGCAGCGTAGCGAGTCGAGTTTCATCGAATCCACTAGCTGGGAGTTACCCTCCTGCTCTCCCCGTTCGGCAAGCAGGATGTAGTAGTCATAGATGCTAGCTGGGCGGTAGGGTGCCGAAGTTGACCAGGCGGGAAGCCCGGGATAACCCATCTGGTCTTCTGCCGCCGCCGTGAGTAGCCCGCGGATATCGAATAGCGCTCTACTTCTGGCGTCCAGCGGGCTAGCGACTCTTCCGGCGACCTGCCAACCCTGGCGGCCCTTGAATACCAAGTCCAGTCCTACCGTTGAGGTAGTGCGGGTCGCCCGGAGGTGGACATTGTTGCGGGGCGTCGTTCCCGGCCCAATTGACTGCCATCCTACGCGCCAGGCGGGATCAATGGTTCTTGCCAGTGCCCACAAGGCTACCGTTCCGTTCGTTCGCTCCTCCAGATACACCCTAAACCAGGGGGCAATGTCCTCGTGTTCCTCTACAATTACTGCTACCTCCCGCCAGTACTCCAGAACGTTCCCATCATAGTTAGCGTACGCCGGCAGGTCAGCCGGAACCGGAGTCAGACCGCTAAAACGGGGAACGGATGCGACGTGATTTCGCAGGGCAGTTTGGTAGGTAGTCCCATCATCCCGCATCCAGTCGAGCGTGAGTGTATAAATTAGTGGGGGGGGCTCGGATAGATCAATTACCAATTCAGCCCGGGCCTGGGAGCTACCCTGCCGTTGCGGGCGGCCGCTAGCATCGCTGATGAGCACCTCTACGAAAACGTGGCTCTCGCTGAGCACCAATTCATCCGGTCGGGATGTTACCGTCATCATAGCGTGACCGGATTAATGGGGATGGGTGATAGCCCGCCGTCTGTCCAGACCACGCGCTGCGCTGGCGAGCAGAACTCTGCCGCTAGCTCGTAGGTAAACAGCACGATCCAGCCGATGAAACTCCCATCACCAGCTACGGGCCGGGAACGGCTCGTAAAGGCCAGGCTCTCATCAGCTGCGTAGTCGAAAACTGGATGTCCGTTGTGGGAATCGGCTACCATCTTTTCCATGATGTCGACGGCCACCCGCTGCGCTTCGGCTAGCGCTAGGTAATATCCTACGCTACCTTCTTCACGCAGGGAGAAAGACTTACATACCATGTAACCTCCCGAGAAGGTTTGCCGCCACATACCCGTTGATTCGAACTGATCGCTACCCTCGAAGCCACGCATCATGAACCCGGAGCGGGAAAACCGCGCATCGCGGATGTCGCCGATCGCCTCCTCGATGGGGCTCATCGCAAAGACCCGATTATCATCCACATGCAGAAGGTCCGGATGGCTCACTGCCTGGTGTAGTAGATAATCCTGGTATTCCCGACTGCTCAGCATACCGCAATTATGCGCCTGCAATTGATCGATGGAAAGGACAGGCACCGACCTGCACAAAGGAAAAACGTAACCCGCTGAAAACCAACAAACAGTACAATATTTTGCAGTGTGAATTGACAACTCACGAAGGAAAGGCCCGCCGTTGCCTGAGGACTGAATCAATTGACCAAACGGTCGATCCGGGATATATGCAGCCAAATATTGTTCGGTGGCCTCGGTCAGCGGGTGCTGATCCGCATGGCCGGCAGGTGGGTGCCCAGTGACGTCAAGAGCTGTGAGAACATCCCCCAGACCACCGAATCAACCGCGTCACTAAGGTCGGTGGCGTGCTGGCGCTTGATCTTCTTCGAGCGTTCCGAGCTCTTATCCTTGAGTACCTCCCCGTTGCGGCCGCTCTTGGCCTTGGCTCCCGACATCGAGGCCTGCAGGTCCCGGGTGCGGTAGAAGTTCATCCGGTGACGGGGGAAGCGGCGGTCGTCCTCACGGTGGATGATCGTCCAGAGCTGATGCTTAGCATCGTGCATGGGATTGGTGCCCCCCGCCGTCATCAGGTAGACCTTCCAGCCCAGGTCGGTCAACTGAGCCCGCGCCTGTTCGGCCCGTGTGGCGCGGGTATTCCCCGTGCGGTTGTTGCCGCTATTGTCGTACCACAGGTAGACTTCGCGGGTCGGATGATACTGGTAGTAGTCGTGGAAGTCCTGGAACAGGTCGTCCTGCATTTTCTGATCATCCCCCAGCACGAACATATCGTTGAGCGTCCTGAGCTCATTGGCCTCGGGCAGATACTGATTGATGGCAATGCAGTTAATCACCGCCCCCCAGTCGGTGCCCAGGATCAGCGGCAGGGAATCGATGCGGTCGCCGTCCCCGCGGCAGTCCTCCTGGGTGCCGGGGATGAGGTAGTGCTCCCCCCTCACCGTGCCGTAGCGGTAGGTATGGCGGTGGGTATCCAAGATACTGTAGAAGCTATTTTTTGCGAAGCGGGGGCGGACGCCTTCGTACTCTGCCTCGTAGACCCAGTACTGATAGCAGTCGGCCCGGGCTTCCTCCAGGTAGCCCTCCCGCAGGTTGTGCAGGTTGTAGCGACAGGTAGCGCGGTGGTAAAGAATCTGATCGGGCCGCTCGCGGGCCAGGTCCTCGTAGTCGAACATCCAGCGTCCGGCCGGGGTGATGGGGGTCGAGGAGACGTACATCCGGTAGCCGAAGTACCGCTGTCCGCCGAATCGGCCGGCGTTCGTCCCCCTCCGCGTTGGGTCGGTGTTCTCCTGCAGTTTCGTCGGGTCGAGCAGGGCGGCCTCATCGGCAATGATCCAGTCCGTATTGAGCCCCCGACCATCCCCGAGTACGTCGTGACTGATCAGGTGGCAGCCCGTCCCGTTCCAGAAGGTAATGTAGCGCTTGTAGTTCTGCGGCGGCTCGTAGGCTACTCCCCACCGCTTACGCCAGACGCGGGGCGGTTTTTCGCCGATGAAGTAGTGCAGCCCCTGGTAGAGACCGAACATCTCCAGCCCCTTGACCAGACTGGGGATGATGCGCGTCAGGCCGAACTGGTAGTTGGGCATGATGAATAGCCCGGTAGAGCGTGGCATGGTCACCACGCACTCGTACATCACCCGTGCCAGGTCGGTCGTCTTACCCGTCCCCCGCCCCCACTCCTTGAACACCAGCAGTTGCGGGGCGAGGGCCACCACCGCCTGGGGGATGTTGAGCTGAACGTGGCGGCGGTTCTCGGCCTGGGCGGCCTGACGCAGCAGGGTTTCGAAGTCCCCGCCTCCCGTATCGAGCAGATGACCGATGCGCTGCTTCAGCTGCTGCTCAAGCGCTGACGTCCAGGTCGACATAGGTCGTTTCTTCGGTGCTTGCCTCCGTGCCGGGCGCGCCGGGGATCGCCGGCGGTCGGGTCATGTCCACCACCCCCTGCTGGAGCAGTTGCAGGGCAATCTCTTCCATGCCCGCGGGCAGGCTAAGCACGTTCACCGCAGCCTGCAGGTTCTCGAACTCGGGCAGGTCCGGATCCTCGTTGTTCAGGCCGTTCGCTGCGATGTAGAGTTTCGTGGCCCGCTCCATCATTAGCAGATCGCTGCTAGCGGCGGCCTGCTCGTAGATATGCAGGGCCATCTGCTCAGCCCGGTAGCGCTGCCAGGCGCGGTCCACCACCCGAACGTCCCCGAAGATCGACCGGGTATCGTGCATGGCAGTATTGGCCGCCCGCCGCTTCATTCCGTATTGGTCCCTGAGTATAATTCGGATGGCCCGATCGGTCTTTCCGGCCAGCATCATGGCCTCGATGCGCCGCAGAGCTGCGAAGTAGGTACGCTCCTCCCGCGATAGCTCCTCATCGTGGAGTTCTCCGTCGAGCACGTCCCGGATGGCGGTACTGCGTTTTCTAATCGGCATCAATTGATTCATCTGTGCCCGTAAGGTGGACCCGCCGCCGGCCGACAACAAGGACCTAGGCCTGTCCGGTGCGCAGACGCAGCTCGTCCAGCTTATCCTCGAGTTCGGCTAGTTCACGCTGCTGTGCCTCTCCTTGCCCGCTATCGTCGGTGCCGGAGTGCTGCTCTAACTCACGTAGTTGCCGCCGTAGCCGCGAAATCCGTGAGCGTAACGTGGCGATCGAGCGCATATCCTGTACGCCCCGCTCGTAGTGTTGCTGGGAAGATCGATCAGCGGGCAGAGCGGGTTCCGTCCCCGTCTGCTCGTACTCCCGCAGCGCATCGTAGATACTATCCAGCTCCTGCACGTTAGCCCCCATGATGCTGGCGGCCACCTCGTAGCGCTCACCGTCGGTGAAGCGATCGGGTTCATCCAGACTCATCAGTAGCAGCCGGCCCTTGAGGTCCGAACGCTGCTTGTGCAGTCCAATGGCCCGCTCACGTAGCGCGGTGATGGCGGGGGTATCTATCCTGGTGACCCCTTCCTGATCCCCCGCTCGATTGCGCTGCAGTAACGGGCTGATGGCTGATGCTTTCGAATGCGAGGGTTCGGGATCGGGAAGACTCTGCAGAAGGCGGCCGATGTCGCCGCGCAGGGTCGCCTTAGCCGAGGGCGCCACGATACCGCGCACGAGCACGGTCTGGTGACGCCTCACCTCCCTAGTCCGACCACCCTCCTCGAGTAATCGCACGCCGTCTGCAAAACTGCTTGTCTGGTGATGGAGCCAAGCCCTACAGCGATCCTTGAGAAACCCACTCTGTTGCATGGCCCCAAAAACGAAAGTGCCCGCCGTCCTGACAAGGACGAGGGGCCTTCAAACCACATCAAGGAAAAACCCTGTTAACGTAATTCTTAATCGGACCGGCGCCGTAAGTGTCTAAATCCCCTTCGGACCAGAGAGTCGGCTCGGTCGGGGGTCAGCGTAAGGAGGTCCACCGTACCGTACTTGCCGGCGTAGATCCGGGGGCCGAAGTACCAGTCAACCAGCTCGTAGCCCTCGGGTGCTGTGAGTGCCCGCGGTTGTCTTGTTGGCTGACTCGGCTCGTCCTCTACTTTTGGCTGCTCGGTGACCTCCGCCGGCTCTGCGGTCTTGGCTTTCTTACGACTCATTTAGGCGGGAGGGTTGGGCGTCAGATTGAGGGGGAAGTCGGTCACGTTGATGCTCTTGTTGGTCACCGGTTCGCTGGTGAAGAGTTCGAAGGCGTAGCCGACGCGCTCACTGCCCTGACCGCCGCCGCTGCCGCCCTCGTAGGTGCGAACGAAGCAGGGGTTATCCGGCTCACCCACCGAGTGGGTCTGACCGTCCTTGGCAGGCGCGGCGAAGTGGAGACAGCCATTGTGCTGCATGATCATGTCGACGAAGGCCCGCTCCCTGGGGCCATTGCCCAGGATGAAGAAGCGCAGACCGACCTCGTTTTCCTGCCCGCCGATTTCGCCGTTCAGCGTATTGCTGACATCACCCGTATTGACCAGGATGTCAACGGTGCGGTGGTAGCCCTTCCCCTCGTCGGTAACGTAGCTGAAGGCCTCGCCCAAGATCTTATCGTCCCCCTGCTCGACCGTCTCGGAGGCTGCCTTACGGACTGCGGCGAGCGTCTGGGGGAATCCGTCCAGTTCGGCGAATGGAACGGCGTAGAGCTTGGTCTTGATCCCTTTAATGGGAGCCTTGCCACAGTTGCGGGTCAGGGAAAGAAAGTCCGACATGGTTAGGTCGTTTTCGTGGGTCAGGTTGGTGAATCGGGTGGCGGTTCAGGGGTTAGACTTCTTCGAGCAGGGAAGCTCCACGCAGGTAGAGCTCCGTGAGCCAGTCGCGGGCGTCCTCGGGAGTCAGGTCCTTCAGGGCGGGGTCGGCGTCCGTTTCGGCAGCGGATAGTTTACGGCCCATGGCCAGCTTCATGAAGGCGGCGCTGGCTACCGGCTGGCCGCTGGACAGGCGAATCCGCCGCCGGCCCGCCCGGATGGCCAGCTTGACCTTGCGCTGTTTGCCCTCGGTCGTTTCCACCTTGATGTTGACCGATCCCGGAACCTTCGCGGGACCACCGGCGGCGCTTTCTTCCTGCGCACGGTCGAGTTCGGCCTGCAGCGAATCGACCCGCTCCTGGAGCTCGCCGACCTGCTTTTCCAGTCCCGCCTTCTCGCTGCGCAGGGTGGCGTTTTGGGTCTGTAATTCGGTGAGGGCCTGCTGCCCCTGATCGGTCGATTGCGTGTTGTCGGCCATGACGCTAGATTGATTTGTGAGCCCCGGAGCGCGCAGCGTGGTACGCGCTCCGGGGTGGGTGGTGCTTAGACTGCGGGGGTGAACTGGTCGTTGATGAAGACCTCCTCGTTGAATTCCCAGCCGTAGAAGCGGTAGAATTCACACATCCCCTTTACGCTGCGCTCGAAGGGCTCCCAGCGCATCTGTGGCATGGTGGGGAAGCCCCGACGGGTGCCCCAGTTGAGGGTCGCGATGGTATCGGGAACGAAGATCAGCCCGTTGGACTCCGACAGACAGTGCAGCGGCTCGAGGCGCTTGTTGCTGTAGTCGACGCTCAGGCCAGTGTTCTCGTTACCGGCCACGCCGTTACCGGTGCCGAACTGCGCACGGTAATCCCGGGCGTAGTGACGGGCGGTGGTGTGGCTGCAGTAGATCCGGCCGGAAAGATCACGGTAGAGTTCCGGCAGACCGTCGCAGAAGGTTTCGATCTTCTGCACCGCATCGTTAGCGCCGATGGCACCCGTGACGATCTCGGCAATGTCACCGTTATCGACCCCGTTGCTGAAGTTGATGATGTAGCCATCCAGGCTGTTGATGCTCAGGCCCGCTACCCCGTCGGCGGGTGCCTGGTACTCGCCCTTCATGGCGTTGTGGTTCATCTCCTCCAGCAGCTTGGGGGTGAAGACGGTGTCGTAGAGGTAGCGGTAGAAGCTCCAGTCAACGGGATCCTTACCGATCTCGTGCCACTCGACCATCCAGCTGTCGAAGTACTTCTCCAGGTCGTCGGCCGTGAAGATCATATCAATCTTGATCTTGCGCAGCTTCCAGTCGATCGCGTCGAAGCCTACCGAACTCTTGGGCGTGAACTTGGACTGGTAAGCCTGGATGAGCTCTCCGGCCTGGGCGTTGACCGCCGAGTAGGTGTTGTCGCAGGCCCGGGGGGTGAACATACGCTCACACTCCAGTCCGGCCCGCATCACCTGCAGGATGTCCTTATTGTAGGTGATGGCGTGGCGGTTCAGGCTCTGCGCCTGGGCGGCAATGGTGGTAGTACTGGCCATGGGTAGGTCGAATTATTGGGCGGCCTCGGACTCCTCCCCGGTCAGGGGAAGCGTCGGACGGTCGTATTGAGCGAATGGGTTGATGCCGGCGCTTGCCTGCTGGCTACACCGGCGGGCATCCTCTTGGACGGCTGCACTGGCCGTCGACGCGGACGGGTCCTGCCCTGCACTGACCCCGGCGGGGGTGGCTCCGGGGCTGTCACCGAGTTGCTGTACTTGCTCCTGCAGCGACTGGATTTGCTCCAGGAGTGGCGCTTGAGCAGCCTGAATAGCGGCGGCTAAGCCGCCGTCGCCGGCGGGTGCCTGCTCCCCCGGGGCCGGGGCTTCCTGGGAAGGGGCCTCCTGCCCGGTTGCTACCTGGCTGGTAGATTCCTGACTTTCGTTCAGAGCGGCCTGCAGATCGGCGGGGGTAAGTTCGCCTGCGGATAGGGCCTGACGGAGTTCCTGTGGGGTCACGGGAGAAGTGTTTTTCGTGGGAGAAGAAGATGATTGCTCAGCCGTAGCGGCGGGGGCTAGAAACCGGCGAATGCGACCCATCACGCTGCTGGGCTTACCGCTAGCCGAGCGTTTAGGGTCTTGCGCCTCGCCGCGGCCGGCGTTGGTGGGCCGGAAATGCTCGATGAGCTGAGAGTAGTTCATGGTGCGGGCCTGCTCGGGAGCAAGGGGAGCCCCAGCCTCGTAGGCTTCCGTTTGCTCTGAGATCAGTCCCAGGCCTTCTACCTCCGAGTGGGTGAGCCAGTTATCCTCGTAGGTAGAAAAGAAGCGCTCGCGGGCGGCATCCTCGGACAGGTCCATGGCCTGGGCGAGACTGGCAATGCTTGCCGTGTCGAACTTGTCCAGGTCGTCAGCTACCTGTCGTAGGTCACGCGCATTACCGTAAGCGAACGTGCTTACCGGGTGGATCATCAACATGGCGTTGCGCGCCATGTGGCGATGATCACCCGCCAGCCAGAGATCGGCGGCCATGGAGGCCGCTACCCCATCGTTGTAGGTGTGCACTTCGGCCTGACAGGAGCGAATAGCGTTGACCATCGCATTGCCCTCCATTACCTCACCACCCGGCGAATTGATCCGCAGGTTGATCCGGTCGTAGCGGGCGGCCAGGTCGTTGAGTTCCGATATCAGGTTAAGCGCGGTGTTATCGCGGTCCGCCTCGTTGTCGTTCCAGTAGCTGGACCACTCGCCGATGTAGCCGTACACGTAGATCGTCGCCTGCCCCTCCTCGGGGTAGGTCATGATCTGAAAGGGTAGCGTACGCGGCTTCGGCATGGTCCCAAAGGTGATACGGTCGACTACCCGCGCAAAGGACGCTACCACTCCTACCTACCCTACCTACCCGCCATGGTAAGCGCGGTCTACAGGAAGGGCTCCCAGCCCGCGGCGCTCTGACTGGTCTCGGTCTGTAGATCGATCTGGTAGCCCTTCGATTGCCCGTTACCGCCACTGCTACGCCGGTAGCCTAGTGACCACCCTTGTTCGGCGTTTCCGCACACCCAGCGCTGCCCCGCCCGGTTGGTAATGCGCAGTAGCAGCCGGCGGCGGGCGAGGGCTCCCAGTACCGCGCTGGCCGAGGGATGTGTCTCCATGTTGCGCAGCCGGATGCGGTGCCGGTACCGTACCCCCTGTTCGGTCTCTCCGCTTTCCTCCGTCCAGGACGGGGTCGGCAGGGACGGCATCGTCTGCCAGTCGCCGTCCAGGAGAAGCGCTCCGTAGGGCCGGTTCCAGTTCGGCGCGGTAATCCCCCAGAGACTATCAGGATCCACATCCTTCAGGTAGACGTACTCTACGCGCATCAATCCGGGCGGACTTCCCTTACAGTAGCGATCAATGCGTGGCGTCATGCGATTTGGTTTTCTTCGTTCGCCGGCGGGGGCGCAGGCGCAAGGGCGTAGATATTCAGGGTATCAGAGGACAGCAGGTTTTACCCGGATTCAAGTTGAAAGCGTCAGCTACGCTAGGTTTCAGGCCCTCCGACGATTATGGGAGCGAAAGGCAGGTATTTTTTTGGACTTTCTGAGTCGAGTTTGGGCCTTTTTCAGGGTATCGAAACTCACGTCGTCTTCCATGCCCAGTTCGCGGATAAAGTCGTAGATGATGTTGCACTCCTTCTGCTTGTGCCGCATCCCGTTCATGATCCGTTCGAGCAGCAGCTCGTGCAAATTCTTGCGCAAGAACTGATTGAACATCCGCACGTTGGCGTCCGAGATGACCACCCGCCCACTATTAAGACGTCGGGTGTCCAGCTTGACCCGAATCTCCTCAGTATAGGTGTCGCTTAGCTTCTCCGTATCGTCGTAGCGCGCCTGCACCTTCGTGGTGAGCATTCCTCCCAGTACGTAAGCTACGTCGCCCTTCGAACCGATAAGATCCAGTAGATCGCCGGGAGCAAGTCGCTCCTTCCACAGAAGGAACTTGTACAGGTAGGGAATTAGGGGTACGGAAACCGAAATCGTCATGGGGCAGTGCTTAAAAAAGTAGAGCCCCTACTGCTTGGCTCGCAATATAGGGGCTCCACAATGTATTTCGATGTTCTGGAGCGGTCCTATGCGGCGGCCCGCTGACCTTTCGCGGAAGTGCCCAGTTTCACGCGCTGAGCGATCACTACGTCCTGGGGCTCGTAACCGAAGGCATCCTTAGAAAACTCGGCGCGGGCCTCCTCGTAGAGCGCGATGGCGCGATTGACTACACTGGTGCTATCCAGGACGAGTTCGTAGATCCGCGGGATAAGGCCTACGGCATATTCGATGATACGCTCGGTCTCATCATCCTTGATGTCGAACTCGGCGGCGAAGTGTGCCACCAGGTCGTTGGATTCGACCAGGTCGGTATCCTTCACCTCGTTCCAGGCTTCCTTACCCAGCACGATGAGGTTACCGTACTGCAGCATGCCGAAGAGAGTGGCAATGATGCGGCTGAATTTGCGGTCGTTGATCGACAGAATCAGGTCGACGAAGAAGGTGACAATGACGGTGATCACCGTCTTGATATTATCTACCCCAAGACTACCGCCGCTCTGGCGTTCAATGGCGCGGGGAGCGTCGAGACTACGGAATTGGAGTTGGCGAATTTTGGCCATGGCAGGAAGGGGGATTGATTATAAGGTGAAGAATGTTCTTCCGAATGAATCCCAATGTCACCCCAGAAATGTCCGATGGAAAGGACCTTACCGGCAGTCTTCGTAGGCTTGGCCACCCGTGCCAACTACCCGATTCATCAGAATCAGCGGGTATTTTTCCGATACGTAGGGTACAATGGTGCCGTCGAACTTCATCTTCTCATAGAATTTCTTCCGCTTGCGGGTCCGCATCACTTCGAGGTCGTGCTGCCGGTAGATGCGGCTGCGGGCTGTATCCGACCATAGTTCGAGGTCGGTATGAAAGAGCGCGTCGTGGGGGTCGAGTCCCTGCGGTATAAGTACTTGCTCTTCGAATGCTCGGTTGAATTCGATATAGCGCCCTTCGCGGTCCTTGGCCCAGGCGATGATGGGTTCGTCTCCACGAGTGGCCGTCAGGATGTTCAGACTCGCATCACGTTCCATGAGGTCCTGCTGTAGGCTGATGTTTTCTATGCGCAAACCGCTATTCTCCTTACGCAGGTAGGCATTGTCCTCCTTAATTACCTCGAAGGCGTAGTCCGTCTTCGACTTTTCTAGGGTCGCGAATTGTACGATAAAGCTCAAGACCGCAAGCAGCATTGCCAGGTACCCCCCGGCGCTGGCCTTACCCCCGAGGGTTTCGATTACTCTTGTCCACATGTCCGCAAGTACCCCCACTAACCTACCGACCACAAGGACGGCTCTGCCTACGATGCTGATGGTAATCGAAGCCATTTAGTAACGGTGCAATGGTGTGCTTCGCCACCCGATCAATCGGATGACGAAGCTCCCCATGAGCAGTAGGGAACAGTTCACCTGTCCGGTGGACACTTGAACTGCGAAAATCGGCGGTGAAGGTAGAAAATTTTGCCAGGTATAACCCAACAATATGTTTAAATACGTACAGGATGAAGGTTTTAATTTCCAACAACGTGTTCCAACTGTCATAATACTGTCAAGGGAACTTCGGTAGCTGTACCCCAAATTGAGCAGATTTTGTAACCAACCGGGTCTAAGTGTCAATTCAAAATGTAACCGATGTAACCGGATGTAACGCATTGAATTACAGTAAGTTACACGGTTACAAAATCGTTAAAATTTTGTAACCAATTTGTAACCGGGGTTTTGGTTACAAATCGGTTACATCCGGTTACATTGATGTAACCAATTTGTAACGGCATTTTCGGCACTTAACTAATTGTCAATCAGCATACTATCTATTCGGTTACAAAATATGTATTGAAAACCCAAAAACATATGGTCTGCTGAAACCGAAGGATAAAATCAGCCGGCTGCAAAAATGTTTTAAAAAATATACGACTGTAATCGTAGATATAGACGTCAGTCAGACCCTTCCCCTACCCGATCGGGTGCGGTAGCAAACTTATACTGGACTTCGTGAGCTGACTAAGCAGGTAGTTCAGCAGGCCGGTAGCGATTGAGGCGGCGCAGCCAGCCCCGCTCGAAAACCTTCTGGTCGGGTCGGTTACGGACGATGGCGCGGTAAAACTGCAGCCGCGCCTGATAGTAGGCTCGATACACGTCATCCGGATCACGGGCCCGGATCGCCGCCAGGGTACGGGGACCTACCACTCCGTCCTCAGCTACCCGCAGGACACGCTGTAATAGACGAACCCCCCAGATGCCATGATTGACGAAGCCGTCGAATACAATGTTGGCGAGCTCCTGGGTGGGAAAGTCGACAGCGCGCAGCGGTAGCCAAAATAGCCGGCGGAAAATCTTCGCAGCTTCTCTTTCGGTGAGGGCCCGCATATCCGCAGTAGTGACAGTGCGGCCGTAGAACCGCTCGGCCACGGGGGCGGCGATGCCCCAGTTCGTGCCTACCAGCTCTCCCCTGGAGTTGTAGTTCCCCCGATCAGCTCGTAGTCGCTGGTATCCTCCCTCAATCGCCTTGACAGGTTCATAGGCGATTTCGAAGGAGATAGCCGGTCTGTCCTGGTTGACTACGGTAGGTTGCGCGACAATGGGGCGCACGACCACCGTATCGAGGGCAACGATAGCGAGGGTGTCCTGAATAGAGTACTCATCATCGGGTGTATGGGCAACGCCGATGCTGGGCTCAGTAGCCTTTCTGCGGAAAAGCAACGTCGCTAGAACACCAGCGAAAACCAGGATGAATATTAGGGGAATCAGCATCCGACAAATGTGGTAGCGAAACCCAAGAATAAAAAGGACCTCGTCGCTCAGCTACAGTCGGAGTTGCGCCTTTGAAGCGCGCGCGGTGTACGGAAAGCGCAATGCATGATAGGGGCGTACGTCATGCACAGATCAGGCAATGCGTGTAGCCCTATATTGGCTGCTATTCCTCAATCAAATCAACAATGGTGTCGATAAGTGTAATCAAAGCAATCAATAACACCACTGGAATCAACAACGCTATTCCGTAGTCGTCAACTAGGTTAGAAAATGCTAGGGTTTTGCTCTCAGCGTTGATTGTCCATAAAATCAAGATGCCACATTCCGCAAAGACAAACATCGACCAGGCCCAGTTCTTGATTTTATTTCTAGCCTTCTCTTTGGCAACTGCTGCGCGGCGCTTCTCTAGTCTCTCGTCCCAGTCATCTGGCTTGATGCCGTCCCACGCTCCTCCAACAATACTGCCAGTGGTTTCTTTAATGCCCTTAGTGAAAAATTTAGAGGCTTTTCGTAAGTATTTCATAGTATAAAGTTAAAAAAACAGCAGCCAATACAGTGACAGTGTCAAGCCTCCTACGTCGGCCTGCACTGTCACAAACATTGGGCCGCTATGCTAGATAAATAGCAAACCTAGTGAGTACTACGGATTGCTAATCAACAAGCACAGCGCCCAATATCAGCTAGATCGACCATGCCCAAAAGGCACGGCGTCTACCCATAGGATCACAAATCAAGTTCGAGCTGATCGTCGACGAGACCACGATCCAACCGCTTGAGACTATGGGGTACCTGCTTGCGGAATTTACGTAGGTGCTGTAGCTCCTGGTACTCTTCCTCTGCTGCGTACTTATCTTCTAGCTCTTGAATGCGTGCTTCCGCGTCTCGACTTTGCTTTAGCAATTGCTTACGCTTCGAGAGGATGCCATGGAAGTAATCGTAGAGCACGTCGTAGCACTTCCACTGATACTCCCTCAGAGCTGGGGACGTCGAGCTGATCGAAAACAGGTATCCGTAGATGTACCGGTAGGGTAAGCAGAGCATTGAATAGCCCTTCCCATCAGCCCCAGTTGTCTTGTGTAGACAAGACAACTGACTCAATTTCTCGTCCTGCGAGATGACCTGTTGTTGGTGTTTGTAATTGACCCCGAGAGCTTCACAGAGTGGCTTGATAGCCACCCAGTGCGTTCCATCAGCGGATACGATTGCAATCTGGTGATCATTGAACTCTAGGTACTGTGGACTATCCATGGGGATGTTGATTGTTGGTGACGAAATAGGTGGTCTCCCCTACCCGCTCGTAGAAGCCAGTCAGGAGGTCGATGCGATGGGCACGGGCGGGGCTATCCATTTCGTTGGCAGCGAAGGTGGCCACGCAGAGCCCGAGGAGGAAGAGCAGCCGCTTGTCTTCTCCCGGGTCTTCCGGGAGAAGCTGACGCAGCTGCTGGCTGTCGGACTGAAGGGAGGTGATGTACTCCTGGGCCTCAGGAGTCAGCCGGGAAAGCTCCGGCTGTAGGTTGGATGGATATGGCATTGGAAAGAATAAAGCGGGGAGCAGGAAAGTGCCATATCCATCCATCCGCTTTCGCAGTCGGTAGACGCCCGCGACTCCCGCCGCAGGCCAATCCTGTCCCCTAAGTTGTGAATGATGACTTGAAAGATCATAGCAGATGCTACGTGATGAATGATGGATATGGCACCAGCAAAAGTAGGCTAGCGCGATCATACTTGCAAGTGACGACCCGCACCGCGCCCAATAAACTGCCAGCGTCAAGCCTCCTACGTCGGCCTGCGCCGGCACTCACATTGGGTCGAAATATCGCATCCGAAAACCGGTCGGTGGATGGATGATTCATCGCTTCGGCTGCGCTACGTTCGCCCAATATCAGCTAGAACGTCCATGCCCGAAGGCACGGCGTCTACCTATAGGAAACCTCCGATATTGATTGAAAAATCTTCAAAGCGAGTTGAGGGACGATAGCGTTACCTCCTGCTTTTATTGTTTCTCGTCGGTGTCTTGAAATGGTAATTCTGTCCAATCGGGTGGGAAGCCCATCATCTCCATCACAAAGCGGTGATTGAGTTGGGAAACTGCTCCAGTTTGGAATGCCTTGTCTAGTGAATTTTGGTTCTGCGATTTGGTAGTTTTGAATCCGTCGGCTGCATATGGTGTAGGAATAATTATTCGGGATAGAACGCTCTCCAAATTCGGGTTCTTGTCGGCCGCCCGTTTCTCCGATACGCCGCCCGTCATTCTCGATCGAGGCGTTGGAAGCATTCGCGCGACGTGTGGCAAGTTTAAACCAAAGCCGTTGCCCGATTTTCCGTTGCTGGCCTCTTTCACTTCCTGCTGTCTCGCCTTCACCTTTTCCAGCGGCCAGTTCTCCCTCGTGTAAACCACCGTTGGCGTAGGCAACAAACCAGATTCTATATCGCTGGTGGGGAGCGTCAACGCCCGAAGCTGGAAGTAAAAACGAGAGAACTTCGTACCCCTCATTTTCCAAATCAGTCTGCACCTGGTCGAAGACCATTCCCCCGTTCCAATTAACGAGGCCACGAACATTCTCCCCCACGACGTAGCGCGGCCTGATCTCTCGTACAGCTCGGAGCATTTCCGGCCATAGATGGCGGTCATCTTCGGTGCCTTTCTGCTTTCCTGCTGTGCTGTATGGCTGGCAGGGGAAGCCTCCCGTGAGAACGTTGATTTGTCCGCGGTAAACAGTGAAATCTGTTTCGGTGATGTCTGCATGACTAAATGATTGAGGCCAGTAATGCGTGAGCACCTTCCGGCAAAACGAATCCTTTTCGCAATGGAAGATATTATTCCAACCCATCCACTGAGCTGCAAGGTCAAAGCCTCCTATCCCGCTAAAAAGTGATCCGTGGTTCATTAATTATTATTTATTCGCCCAATAAAGTGCCAGTGTCAAGCCTCCTTCGTCGGCCTGCACCGGCACTCACATTATCCCGCCCCCCGACGATCCCGATCGCAAAAATGCCCCTCCATCCCCCGCTCTGCATCCCGACGATTGGCCGCGAACTGTCGGTGGTGACGGAAGACCTTGACCAGGCCACAGCGGGTACATACAGCTTTGCAATCCTGATGGGGTTGGCCGGCATCGTTACGACCTGCGGGGTAGTGTTCGTAGTGGATCTTCATGTCGGATAGTTATTCCCCTACCCTTTTCCCCTGGTCACGCTTCAACAGTCGCTTCCAGGCAAGGCTCTTACTCCTTATCCAGCCCCGGGCGGCGTCTGACTTCGGGACGACCTTGATGCCGCTCATCATCGCCACGGCGACCTCCTCCAACATTCCCTCGCTGACGCGGTCGCCATAGAGGCGGACTTCGTCGACGACCTCGCTGTTGAGCAGGCGCATGTTCCAGGTGATGCCGCGGGCCCGATGGTCGGGCTTATCGTCGTCAAGCAGTTCGAGGGCGGTCAGGTAGGGCGCGAAAGGGAAGGTCGTTGGCTCGTCCCGGATGATGTCGGCCATGATGGCCTTGACTCGCTTGACGTTGCCTTCCACGTCTCCGCTGATCGGATGGGCGATGTAGGCGGTGATCATGGCGTGGGGGTGGCAGGGTGATCGTTCACGTACTCGAACTCAATACGCGTGACGCTATCGTTGCGTCCGCACTTATTGTGTTCGCAGTAGAAGCTGACGAAGGCACTAGGCTTCATATTAGGAAAGCCCTCCTTGCGGCACTCTTCAGGGTCGACGGTGTAGAGCGGATCCTGTCCAACGCTGACCACGCGGATGGGTGGACCAATGCGCTGCACCTTCTCCCCCTTCTTTAGTCCCTGCCCTTTTTCTACGGGCTGGAGGAGCGTTCCGGGGGTAAGCCACTTCCAGCCCTGCCGCCGGGTGACGGTCTTGGTCTGGTCGCGGACCTGCCGCTGCGTAAGAAAGAAGCTGATATTCCGCATTAGATTGATGTTGATATAGTGAACAGATGAAGCGTACATGATTTACCGCCTATATCCTACCGAGCAGTAGGAATTATCCCGGGCGACCGACTGCTACCGTAGTCGGTCGCTTTTATTCAGGGCGCTGGGGATATCCTGCTTCCGATCGATATAAGAAGTATCGATATGAATAGATTCTCCTGTAGCAAGTCCTGCCAGCATGGGACGTATTTCATCTTCTCGTAGTCGCTCGATGAAGTAATCCCCCAAAACCTCGTTCATTCGATCGGTAAGCTGGTCGGCCCGCTGGCGATCGTAAAAGCGGAGCTTGCGGATATAGGCACAGGCGCGGGTATGTAGTTGGCCGAGATTCATGAAGGAAAATTGAGAGTAGGAATAGTTCGTTTGTAGTTCTGCCCGTACCGCTTGCGGTAGAGGTTATCGTGTCGGTCGTAGGCCAGGTGGCAACTGGCGCACATGGTGGCCAGCCGGTCATCGCTGACTTCCCAGTTCTCTTCGTCGTGGTCCAGGTGCGCGGTAGTGAGCACGACGCGGCGCTCCCCTTTCTTCGGGAATACGTTACCTCGTACGCCGCAGCGGGTGCAGCGATTTCCGTCGCGCTTACGTACTCGCGCGACGCGCTCCTTCCAGTCCTTCGGGTAGCGGCTGTAGTCAATCGGCATGGCAGATAATTCGCTGGCCCGGGCAGCTCCGCTGCTGCAGTTCGACAAAATTCCGGACCTGGGTAATGACGACTTCGTCGGTGACGGAGGGCCAGTACTCCCCCATTGCCCGCCCGTTGCCGGGGCCCTCAAACTGAGCGATGGTAATCTGGGATTCGGTCTCGGCGGTAATGAATTCGGCAACGATCTGGCAGTAGTGCGGATCGCCGTAGAACTCCGCATCTACCCACTGCATGCGCAGCAGGATATCCATTTCGTCGGTCGAGATCACCCGGCACCAGCCCCTCATTGTTCCCAGAGGTTGGGGGCGCGGAAGCCCTGTGAGGTAGCGGTAGCCTGATCGATGAGCTGGTGCAGCTGCGCCAGCGTCATGCCCCGACCGCGTAGGCGCATCATCAGCTCGATCATTTCGGTCTGGGCGACGTGACGGGCGTTGGCCTCGTAGACGGTCAGGCCGCCGGTTAGCCGGTCCTCCTGCAGGCAGACCCCCAACCGGCTGCGGTTTTTCTTCAGGTAGCCGATGCGTTGGGCATCGGTGAGTTTGATGTCGGAGCGCTTCATCAGAACGGTAAGTCATCGTCGTCAGTAATGAATGTCCTAGCGGGGCCATCGCCGCCGATCGCAGCACCGGCCGCCCGGGCTTCGGCCTCACCTACGGTGGTGAAGGTCGGCGGCTCGTCTTCGGCTGAGGGCATCCGGCCGTCGCCACCGCGGCCCTTAATGATGCGGAAGTAGCTGGCCACGATCTCGCTGAAGAAGCGCGGACCGTTCTCCCCCTCCACCTTGCGGTTACTGATTTCCCCCTCGACGTATACCAGGTCTCCCTTATTGAGACTGCTTGCGGCCCGCTCGGCCCGCTCCCGCCAGGCGATCACGGTATGCCAGGTGGTGTTCTCGCACCACTCCCCGGACTGGTCTTTGTAGTTCTTGCTGGTGGCCACGCTGAAACGGGCCACACGGGTCCCGTTTTCGAGCGTCCGGGTCTCGGGGGTACCCCCGACGCGGCCGATGATGGTTGCTTTGTTGATCATGGATAGTGGATTGGATCGGTGATTAGAATGGAAGGTCTTCTTCCGGGGTGAGGGCGGGGCTGGTAGCAGCCACCGTTGCTGAGTTAGTCGTACTGGTCGTAGGTGGCACGGGGTCGGGGGGTGCTTCGGCCAGCCCGGGCAGCCCCTGCCGGTAGCGCTCATCACTGGTCTGTAGGTCGAAGGGTAGTTGCCCGAGGTCGAAGCAGTATACCCGCCGCGCCCGGCCATTGATCTTGTGCGCCTTCTCCCCCAGGTAAGCCTCGCTGCCCCGTAGGTAATGCTGGATGGAGCTCTTCGGCATCCCGTTATCCTTACCCGTACGCCGCAGGCTCTGGCTGTAGACCTGATAGGCCGAGTTCATGTGCAGGTAGAGGACCTTGCGAGGTCCATCCGCCCACCGGTGGCGCCGCTTCTCCATGCCGGCATCGGTGCTCACCTCGGCGTTCAGGCTATCCTCCAAGACGACATCGATCTCGTTGTCGTAGCGTAGTTCGTGCTTACTCGTGATGGCGAACTCGATCTGATCCCACCAGCCGGCCAGATCGTCTTCCTGCGCGATGCTGTGCAGCTGCCCGACCATGACCTGTTGCACGACCTCGAAGAGATCATCGACGGTGAAGGCCAGTTCCTCCACCTCGCTGACCAATTGAAAGACGGCCAGGACGATGGCGTTATTCTTGACCAGCCGCGGGGCGATGTTGCGGGGAGCAGTAGGCGGTACGGCCGAGCGCAGGCGACCGGCCATGTGATCGTAGACAGTAAGGAAGCGCTGGGCGATCAGCTCCCGGTGCCGCAGTAGCCCGGCGGTCAGTCGACTCAGGGTACCGGTACCCTCGATCGCTTTTAAGCGGCGGGCGGCGGCAATCTGCTCGGGCGAGAACGTGCGCGGCCCGAAGTTCAGGCTGATCACCCGGCTGAACATGGCCGCATCTTGTGTCGGTTGCTGCTGGCCGACCATCACGATACCGGTCTCGACGCGCGTGGTGGTCGTCCGGTTGTCGGTAGTTTTTTGGCCCTTCTCCCGCCCGCTGCCGTCGTAGAAATTTTTCAGCGCCTGGAAGCGCTTCGGAGAGATCATGTTATTGAACTCCTCCAGTACCTCGATCGCGTCCCGCTTTTGCGCGATGCGGCGGAAGAGGCCGACGTCGGTTCCCTCGTGCAGGTTGAAGGGCTTCTTCGGCCGGCCGAAGAGGGCGGCCAGGCTTGCGGCCATGTAACTCTTGCCCAGCCCCGGGGGGCCGAAGAGGTTGAGCAGGGGAAAGACGTCGAAGTGGGCGAAGATCATCGACCGGTACAGGCAGGAAAAGTAAAAGGCCAGGCCTATCATGCCGTTCTTGCCGTGCACCGCTACGAACAGCTCCGACCACTCGCGCAGCGTGAGCGTGTCCTGGCCACGTACCTCGCGGTCGAGTGCGAAGTCGCGCATGTTCTCGTAGCCGTTACCGGCATCGTCGCCCGGGTTGTTGACGTGCACGCTGGAGAAGGCCGGAAGGAAGAAGCGGTGGTCGCCGTGCTCGACGATACCGTACTCATCGACCGGTTTGAAGTTGCCGTCCGGCAGGCTGAGTCCGTTGGCCCAGGCGTAAAACCCACCCCGCTCGTTCCAGCCCAGCGTAGTGAGGGGATAGCAGTGGCGGATGTTGTCGAAGATCCAGCGCTGAATGCGGATGAAGTGGAAGGGCTTGGCGGCCTCGTCGAAGACGTAGTTGCCCTTGCTGAGCAGCACCTTCTTGAACGGCCCCAGCTCGGTCATCGAGTCGGTACTGATCTCCACTACGGCGCGGTCGCCCCGGCTGTTCTTTAGCTCCACCAGGCAATTGGCCTCGCTCCTCCCGAGCACCATCATCACCGGCCGCACGCTGAAGTTGGAAATGGGCAGGCCCGGAACGTCTGGGGAGTTGGTGGCGTATAGTCGGTTGCGCCGCTCGTAGATCTGGTAGCCGATGATCTGCTGGTATTCCTGGTCGGTGTAGCGTGGGCGGTTAGCTTCCTCCTGCCGCTCCTTTTTGATGAAACCGATCCGGGTCTTAAGTAGGTTGAACTCCCGCTTGCCCAGTTCTTTCTCCAGCCAGTCTTCACACTGTACCGTCTTGTAGTCGTTCGTGATGCTGCTCACGATATCGGCGATGGCCTGCAGGCCCTGATCACGATCGATATTGACCGGGTCCAGGTAATAGGTAAAGATGTCCTGGAAGGCCGGCGGGGCCGCGGCAATCCGCCGCACGAACTCGGCGGCTCCCTCCTCTCCCCGCTCCCGTAGGTAGGAGTCCGGATCCTGCCCCTCCTCCAGCAGCACCATCCGCACGTCGAAGCCCTCGGCGATGAAGGCCTCGGCCGAGTTCATCTGCGCGGTGCGCCCGGCCGCATCGCCGTCCATCATGATCGTCACCCGATCGGTGTAGCGCCCCAGGAGCTTCACCTGCTCGGCCGTCACGGCCGTCCCCATACTGGCGACGCACCTCCGAATCCCCCGGTCGTAGCAGGTCAGCACGTCCCAGTAGCCTTCCACCAGTATGGCCCCGCTCTGCGCGATCGCCCGCCGGTTCTGCGCCAGGCCGTAGAGCAGCTGCGACTTCTGAAATATCTCGCTCTCCTTCGAGTTGCGGTACTTGGCCCGGGAGGTGTTCGTGCGGGTGACCCGTCCGGCTAGGCCCACCACCTTGCCCAGGTGAGACTGCAGCGGGAAAAGAACGCGGTCCTGAAAGACGTCGTAGGGCCGCCCGTCCCTGCTCCGCTCCAGCAGGCCCAGTTCCAGCAGGATATCCTCATCCGCCCTACCCTGCCGGCAAGCGTCGAAGAGGTAATTGCCGGGGGGGGAGATCAGGATATCGAAGGCCGCCACGGTCTCCGGACGGAGTGACCTGCCTTCAATATCGAGGGGCTCCTCGGTCAGCTGCGGTCGCCGGTACAGGTGCAGGGCCGATTGCAGGTTGTCCTGCAGGCGGCCCCGGTGCTGCTGCGCCTCGTGGTAGCGGGCGACCTCGTCGTCGGTGCGCGTCTCGCTACGCTCCACCACCATACCCCCGATCTGCGCTAGCTCCTCCACGGCTTGCGGGTAGGTGTAGCCCCGCACCTGCTGCAGTAGCTCGATGTGGTCGTAGCTCGCTCCCCCGCAGTCACTGAAGCAGGTGCCGTAGGCCCCCCGGGTCTTAAAGTTCGGCTTGGTGCCCCCGTGCACCGGGCAGGCACAGCGCCCCTTGCGGTTGACCTTGTGGCCGAGGTGGGCACACACGTCGGCCATCGAAACCTTATCCTTAATGTCTTGAGCGTTGAGAATCATGCGGGGGTGTAGGTAGGAAAATGAGAGAGCCGCCGCCCGCTGCAACTCCCCTCGGGAGATCGCGCCGGGCGGCGGGGGGACGGGAGTTGAATTATTCCCAATGTTGGCGAGGTGGGGCGATATCCACCAGGACATACTTGCGTACCGGTTTCTCCCGCAGCTCGATGCGCTTACCTAGCCTGGCCAGCTGCTGTACCTCGTAGTCCAGGTGCCGCTGGGTGGCCGCTCGGGCCTCATGGGCGGCGGCCGTATCGCGCGACTGGTAGGTGCGCAGGGTCTTCATCAGTGCGCGGTACGAATTGAGCCGCGTCTGCTGGTCGAGTTCCGGATTCGGCAGGTCCTGCCCCGCCCCATCGTGGCTACTGGTGGCTACCGTAGGGGCGGCCGCAGGCAGTGCCGGCGCGGTAAGGGTGTCGACCACCGAGCCGTCGGAAATGGGCGGTACCTCCAGCGGGGTAGGGGGCGCATCGCCGTAGGTGCGAAAGCCAATGGGGCGCGGACGCGGGTGCGTAGGTGGTGAGAGGGGAGAAGAGACCGAAGCGGCGGCCAGCGACGGGCTACCGAACGGGCGAACGGCTGCGGGCTCACTATCGTTTCCGGGTTCCGCCTGCACCTGCGTGCGCGCCCCCACCTCCCGGTCGACGCCCTGATCGTAGAGCCCGATGAGAATGATGCAGAGCAGGACGACCCCCTGCCCGAGACCGGCCAGGCTAAAGGCCGTACGGCTACCGGCGGCCACCTCCGCTTCGTAGGCATCGACTGCCGCGGCGTTGCGCTGGCGGACACGCTCCCGGTCGGCCGCGATCGCCGCATCGATACGCGCCAGTTCGGCCTGGGCCGTGCGCAGACTGGCCATAGCCGGCCGGGTTATACTGCCGCGCCAGGTGGTCGCCCGGGCCCCGGCGATGATGTCGAGCTGTACAGCCTTATCATCAGCGTAGGCACGCTCGATCTGGCCTTCGTCCTCCAGCCGCAGGGCTACGGGGTCGGCCGATCGCTGGTGCCACTCCTGAAAGAGGGGAGCGCCGCGCAGCGAGAGGTGAACCGAAAGGGCAAAGCAGGCTACGAAGCCCAGGGCCTTGAGCGCGAACATGGCCCGCTCGGTGAGGGTGCCGGAGAATACCCCGGCCTGTACGTCGTCGATCGCCGTCTTACCGAGAAAGTATATCAGCCCCTCGATGGCCAGTACGGCCAGGGCGGTAAAGCCCCAGGCGACGGGGGCCGAAAAGCGGGCGGCCAGGGAGTGAATGAAGAATCCCTCCGTAAAGCCGGAGAGCAGAACCCCGCAGGGGTAGACCACCCAGGCCAGGAAAACCCAGAGGTAGACGTTGCGGTGAGTGAAGGACTGTCGCTCGTCGCTGCGCCGGCGGGCGTTACGGAGCTGGTGGGAAATGAGCTTACCTTTGAGGTGTGACATGGCAGAGTGGATGCTGTGTTATGAAAGAAGCCCCGCCCTGCTGCTGACAGGGACGGGGCTTTGTTTATTCGGTGGTCATGTCCTTGAACAGGATGTCGATGGCCTTCTTGATCGTAGCACCCTTGATGTCGTGCATCATCTGGTAGAACTGCAGCAGGCCAAGGGAGTAGTACTGCGGGTCGGGTGCCAGGCGGTAGATCTCGGCAACCGCGCTGGCTACCGTGCGCTCATCGTCGACCACCTCCCGCGCCAGTCGCTTCACCGCCCCCGTCATAAAGCCGCTGGCCGTAGCCTTGGTGAAGAAGAAGGTTTCGTAGGAGGTCTTGGCCTGGGGATCAATGTGGACCTTGAAATCGGACACGGGACAATGGGATTTAAAGGCCCCCGAAGCGATACCTCGGGGGCGGTGAAAAGACACTATGGACTCACAAAGGGGATAGGGGAGTAGAGAGAAAGGTGCCCGGCCGTAGACTGACCGGGCACGGACACGTCTCTCATTCACCTATGAAATTCTTCCTATCTCCTCCGTGGGCTGAAGCAAATCTTCGATCTCACACTTCAGTACCTCGCTGGCAATACGTAACTGGTCGTCCTTCATGGACACATTGCTACCGACCCGGGCGTAGATCAATTGATTGATACGCCCCTCGGATATACCCAGGCGGTCGGCAATCATCGCCCGCCGGTGTGCCCGCTCCTCCCGCGAAAACTTCTGCAGCTCCCGCTTCAGTCCAAATTTTCGGTCGGTTGGTCGATTTTCTTCTAGTGACACTGGTATATTCGTTAGTCTGACTGTAAAAGTAGTACAGTTAGAATTGGAAATCCAAATTCTAAAGAGAATATATTCTTAATGAAATTGACATTATGAGTGATCGTATATACTTCCACAAGAATGTCAGGTACTTACGCACATCACGCGGCCACAATCAGGAAGCCGTTGGAAGTGTTATGAGCGTAGGAGGGAATGCAATTAGCCGTCTTGAAAGAGGGGAAGGGTTCCCCAAGGCCGAGGGGCTTTTTGCTTTAGCGAAGTTCTTTGATGTCAATCTTCACGACTTAGTCTACCGCGACATTGAAGCCAGTGGACTCTCGCCCAAGGGTAGCAGGATTGATGAAGACGAAGTCGCACGGCTAGTACTTAAGCTCAACCTGCAAATCGATAGACTCACCGAGGAAATTATAGAGCGTGCCGACCCGAACGATCTGGACCGGCTACGCGAGTACCGCAACGAACTGATCAGGCGGCACCCGGATAAGGCCGCCGAACTAGGGATCGAACCGGAGTAGCGATGGAGGAGCGGCAGATATACCTGGCGGGTAACCTGCGCGAACTGCGGGCGCGGAGCTACACGAGCCTGCAGGAGCTACAGTTCGCCACCGAGATCTCACGCGGCACGCTGCGCAACCTCGAGCAAGGGAATACAAACCCACGGCTACGGGTGGTGGTGCAGCTGGCCGCCCATTACGGGGTGAGCCTGGACGACCTGGTGCTGCGCGACCTGAGTATCGATCGCGATGACCCAACCTGGGGTAGTCGCTACGGACGGCGCGACTGGCCGATGGACGACGTAGACACCGGGGAGATTGCATAGATATGGGAAACGACCACACTTTAAAAACAATTTGTTTTATCTTGTCGGGGAATTACTTAGATGCTAACCCCCCAGACATTGGCTACTCACTCCAAACACCGGCAGTACATCGACGATATCCGTACGCTACTGCCCCTCGACTGCCCGCCGGGCGACTCACTCTCCCTACCTCTCCGTTTTCTTCAGGTCCTATTGGACCCCAAACCGGACGCGACACGCCGCGTCCGGTAGTTTCTAACCCACTGATACCCAGCTTTGGAGAGGGGGGAGGGAGAGTCTCCGGTATCCTCCACCCCACGACCGGCCCCCTAGTAAACACTAGGGGTTCGGCGTTTTCGGACGCGGAATTCATTATAGTCCACCCGCGTCCGGTCTATTTTCTAACCGGCACGGCGTCACAAAAACTTTGTGATGGCCGATAAAAAAATTTTTCTCCACCCCTCGCGTAAAAGCATCGTATACGGGCTCGCATATAGCCGCACCGAGCCCGACTATCGGTGGAGGATCAGCTTCAAACTCGACGGAAAACGCCATACCCGCTACGGTGATATCAACCGCGGACGGCCCGACCACCACGAGCGCTACGCCCGCGCCCTGCGCGTGCTCGACGCGCTCTACGACGAGCATCGCGACCACCAGCCCTACTGTGAGGTCCGCGCCCGTGCCCGCGGCTTCATTGAGCGCATGGCCCCGACCTGGTCGCAGAAGACGATCCTGGCGCACAAGCAGGTCTGCCGGGAATACTTCGGGCTGCTGGACGGCCGCCGCCCCGACCGCAAGCTCACCGAGCAGTACACCGACGAGCTGCGCCGCCGCTTCAGCGCGGTGACCTACAACAAGCGCCGGCAGCTGCTGAGTCGCATCCTCAAGGCGATCGACTACGGTCACCTCCTGGAGGGGATCGAGCGGATCAAGAAAGCCTACTCCGAGCCGCTGCGCATCTTCCAGCGCAACCAGCAGTTGCGCCTTGCCGAGTACCTGCAGAAGCACGACCCCGAGCTGTGGCGCTTCTGCCAGTTCCAGTTCTACTGCTTCATCCGGCCGGGTGAGTTGCGGCAGCTGCGGGTGGGAGATATCCTATGGGACAGTATGGAAATCCGGATGCCGGGCACGGTGACCAAGAACGGGAAGACGGAGAACGCCGTGATCCCCAACGTCTTCGCCCCCGTGGTCGAGGCGACCTACCTGATGCGGGATCCGGATGAGTACCTCTTTCCCAGCCGCTCCTGTCTGACCGAGCCGATCGGGCGCAACAATATGGGCAGCCGCCACCGGCGGGTGATGGAGCAGCTGAAGTACCCCAAGGGGTTCACGCTCTACTGCTGGAAGCCCACCGGGGCGGTGATGGCTATCCGGGCCGGGGTGGGCGTGAAGGAACTCATGCTACTCATGCGCCACTCTACGCTGCAGCAGACTGACCGCTACCTAGCCCGCTACGGGGTGCGCGACCTGACTTCGTTTCGCAAGCACATGCCGGCCATCGGGGCGATGGTGGGCTCCTCGCTGGCTTAGGCCGCCAGACCCCGGGCGCGGTCGAGGGCAGCAAGCCGGTCGCGCAGGTTGAGCGCGGACTCATCATCCATCACCGCCAGCAGGCCCCGGTCGAGCACCTCGGTGAGTTCGCGCAGGATAGCGAGCGCCTCGGCGAAGAAAGCCGAGTAGTCGGGGGTAGCCCGGTCGTCCTCGTCGGCCGGCACCCCGGCCCTGCCTGGGGCGCTACCATCGGCGGTCGAGAAGCCGCCGTCGACCCGCTGCCGGATACGCTCGATCGCGCTGACGTGCTGCATCACGGCGGGGTTACGCAGGTCGTTGTGCGCCACGAAGTACTCCGCCCCCCGCTCCGACCCCAGTACGCTGGCACCGGTGACCGAGTCGATCAGGACCGGGTAGCGCGGCAGCATGCCGGTACGGGGTCGGCCGATGTGCCGGGCCGAGTAGGTCTTGCCGTCGTCCTCGCCCTGCACGGTGAAGTAGCTACCCTCGGCCCGCTGGGGTACGGCCGGCGTTGAGTTCAGTACGCTACGGGCCTGTCCCATGATGCTGAGCACGGTACCGACGGCACCGGCGATCGCCCCTAAGTTGGCGGGGAAAGGAAGGGCTGCGGCCGAAGCGGTGGCCGAGGCCAGGGCTTCGGCACTCTTGATACCGATCTGGATGAGCGCGAGGATCTTCGCCGCCCCAGCCGCTTCGGCCCCGCTGTCAATCATGAGATCGTAGCCGGCCTGGACGGCGTTAGCTAGCTGACCGAGTGCCTTCTGCGTGACCTCTACGCGGGCCTTCTGCGCCGCCTCGTCCTGCTTGAGCTGCTTAGCGTCATACTCTTCATTGAGCTCTGCCAGTGCCCGGCGGCGGGTGATCTCCAGCTCCAGGGTGTCGATGCCGTAGAGCCGCGCCTGGGCTTCCAGCCGGTCGTAGTATTCCTCCAGTTCGAGAATGGCCAGTTCGCGCTCCGACAAGACCGTCTCGCGGACCTTGGCATCGATCTCCGCTTCGATCTCGGCACGGCGCTCGGCCCGCTCCCGCCGCCGTTCCTCGTCTTCGATGAAAAGCTCCTCCTCCCGGGCGATCTCCCGTTCCCGCCGCGCCTGATCGCGCGCCAGCTGCAGGGCTTCTAGCTCCTCGTCGCGCAGCTGTTCGAGTTCGATGCGCTGGGCCGTAGCCTGGTCGTAGCCCGCCCGCTCCAGCTCGGTGGCCAGGTCGATCTGCCGCTGGTACTTCAGCCGGATTTCCTCCTCTTCCCGATCGGCATCCGTCAGGGTAGCCAGGCGCTGCTCCTCGCGGTACTTGGCCGTGATCTCGGCCAGCTTCTCCAGGTGCTTGATGCGCTGCTTGCGCAGCTTCTCGGCGGCCTTCTCCGCCGCTGCGGCACGGGCCTCGGCCTCGGCTTCCGCTTCCAGGTCTACCTCGGGTTCGTCATCCGTTGCCGGGGCGTCGGGGGCGGCCTCCGGGTTGGGGATATTGCGGCCCAGCAACCGGTCGAGCTCGGCGTTCGCCCCCAGGATCATCTGATTGATCTTCTCCACTTCGGCCCGTGCCGCCTCCGCCCGCGCCTTGGTGAAGGCGAAGGAGTTGCCCTCCGACTTGATGGTGATCAGGTATTTGTTGCGCTCCTCCTCGAGTATGCGTATTTGCTTTTCGATGTCGGCGGCCGCATCGCTGTTGAGGAACTTCAGGCGGGCGCGCTCGGCGGCCACCAGCTCCCGGGCCTTGTCGCCGCTGATGGCCAGTGCGTTGCCGTACTTGTCGATCTCGGTGATGGCCCCCGGGGTGACCCGACCGATATCGACGATGAGTTGCTTGAGTTCCTGTTGCTCTTCCCCGCTAAGACTGGTCTTTGCGGATAGCTCATCGTAGCGCTGGATGAGGGGAGAGAAAGCGGCTTCCAGATCACTGAAGGCCTGTTCTTGCTCGAATACCGAGTCGACCACATTCTTCGCGCTGGTGGACCCCAGATCGAAGGCTTCGGCCAGTTCGACCATTAGGCCCGCGCCGGTCTCGACGACCGAGAAAAGCCGTTCCAGCACGGGTAGCAGGGCGGTCGCCAGCCGCTCCTGCAGGTCTTCGACCTTTGCGGTCAGCTCGGCCTGCCGCCGCACGAGGCTGTCACTGTTTTCAGCGTAGCTATTCTGCGCGTCGACGGACTTTTCGGTAATCAACTCCAGGGTGGCGACGGCCTTGGCCTGTTCGAGGAACTTACCGGTCAGGCTCGCAAGCCCCTTTTCGCGCAGGCGGTTCTGTACGTCACTCTCCTTGATGGATATACCCAACTGCTTAAGCTCCTCCCGCTCCCCGAGCAGGGCCTTGGCCAGGGTGCGCGAGACCTCCTCCGAGGTGCGCTGCCCGCCGGTCCACTCCGAGAGGGCACCGCTGAGGTTGACCAGTTCCAGGCTGATGTCGGCCGCCTCCTGTCGCTGTAGCCCCATGGGAATGAGCAGGTCACCCAGCTCGGTGGCCGCGGCTACGTACTGCTGACTGGTCAGCCCCATGGCCGTGGCATTCTCGCGGGCCGCGGCGGTGATGGCGGGCAGAGCCTGACCGAATACGGTGGCCGCCTTACGGTTGAGCGTATCCATCTTCACGCTCAGGTCGAAGAGCTGCTTGCCGTAGCCGATGATCTCCCCGACACCGAAGGCCAGGCCCGCCACCCCGGCGAACTTGGTCACCCCGCTGGTGATCTTGCCGAAGAGCCCGTTGACGTTGCGGATCTTGCCGTAGTGCTTATCGAGGATGTCGTTGACCTTGCGCAGGTCGCCGGCCTTGCGCTCGTACTCCTCCGTACCGATCACCATGTTCTTCAGCTCACGGTTGATTTTGCGCTTCTCCTCGCCGATGCTCTTGAGGGTATTCTCTACCGCCCGCCCGTTGATGAAGATGGATACCTGCCTGCGTGCCATCAGCGACTGATCTTGGTCTCAAGCACGCCGGGAATACGCAGCGAAGCCTCGGCCGCCACCACGTCGGCGTAGCCCTCGCTGAGCCGGTCGGCCAGGGCCTGCACCGCGCCGGGCAGGATGGGGGCCAGCCAGGGCCGGGCGGCGGCGGTGGCGGCTGCGGAACCCACCTTGCGGTACTTACCCACTCCCCGCTCCAGGTAGATGCCGTGACGGGCGAAGCGGATACTGACACGCTCCAGCTCGCCGTCCTGCCGCTTGCTGTGGTAGTTGATGGTATTCTCCAGGTACTCCTCCTCCTTGGCATCCAGGCGGCCCTGTAGATTTAGGCTCAGCAGTTGGCCGATCAGCTGCGAGCGCGTAAGCCGGCCCCAGGCAGCGATCTCCTTATCGAGTAGCGCCAGCCGGTCGGCCAGTCGCAGTCCATCCTGCAGGGTTCCGTCTGCCATGCCGTGAAATTGCGGCGGGTAAGGGGCGGGAGAAAGGACAGGGGGCGGCGGCGCGCAGGTGCGGGGGAGGTAATTTTACTTTCGGGCCAAAAAGTACAATGATGGAGGCCTGGATTATCGCAACCTAAAATCTGAAATAGAAAAGCCCCGACGGCCTACCGCCCCCGCAGCAGCATCCGCCCCACCTCGATCACCTCCGCGATATCCTCTACGGTATCGACCAGGTTGGAGAGCCGCCGCCGCCATAGCTGCAGTTTGTAGGAGCGCCGGTCGCTGGCGCTCAGCTCGTCCCAAGGCTTCCCAGTAGGGTAGAGCTCGTGGTAAAACTCCTCGGCGCGGGAGGGCCGCGCATCGCGGCGGGCCTTGCGAATTTCGCGCCGCTCGGACCGTTCCAGTTCGTGCCAGGGCTTCCCTTCGGGGTAGTGCTCGCGGTAGTACTCTACGATGGTCATGGGAGATGGGCTTAGAAGCGTATGACCTTGGCACCCCGGCGGTACTCGGGTACGGAGTCGAAGGCCAGGGCGTCTGGGTCGGGTTGGGAAAGTTCGAGCCAGGTGACGTACTCGGGGAACGAACCGGCCTCCTGCTGCAGGTAGTCGCGCACGTAGGAGAGGTAGCGCTCGGCGAACTCCTCGTTCTGCTCGGTGGATATCAATAGCGATCGGGCCGGCGGGGTTCCCTCCCGCTCGACACTCTGCGGCTCCAGGGCTTCGTACTGTACCAGACGGTTACCCTTCACGCCGACCAAGTTGCGCCGCATGGACTCATGCACGGTGAAGCTGGCCAGGGCGCGCTGCAGGCGGTCGATCAGCTCGGCCTCCTGCTCGGTGGCGTTGTCGGCGTTCAGCGCATCCAGCAGGCGGTCGAGTAGCGGGCGGCCGATACAGGCCTCGGCGACGAAGGTGTGCAGGTCGGCCAGCAGCGGGCGCATGGCCTCGTAGGCGCGCCGGTCCGTGACCTGATTGTGCAGGTCGCCGAAGTCGCGTGCCGTCCGGATCAGGACGCGACGGTGGTAGGCTGCCGCCCGACTGGCCGACCAGACGGGAAAGTCGGTGGCCCGCGCCTGCAGTTTTATAAGACAGGTATCCAGGCCGTTGAGGCCGGCGGCCAGCGTGAAGTCGCGGTAGTCGCGCACCTGATACTTGTAGGCGCTCTTCGTGCGCTCGCCCTCCATGGTCACCAGCCCCTCGCCGCCCATCTGTACGCTACCGATGTAGCTGTACTGGTAGAGGGTGAGCATGGCCAGGGCCGGGGCCACCCACTCGATCGCCTCCGTCTGCAGGTCGGTGGCGACATCGGCGGCGGCCTCCTCCAGCTCGTCCAGGAAGTCGGCCGAGAGGTAACGCTCCAGGTAGTTGGTGCGCGCCTCGCGGTAGCAGGGGGTGAGGACAGAGAGGGGTAGACCGGTGTTGACCGCGCCGCCGGCGTAGTCCTTCAGGTCGTGAATGGTCTGAAAAATCATACGTCGTCGGGTTGGGTGGAGAAATCGGTGAAGCTCTCGCCGTCAACCGCGGCGTCAGGCTTACGCTGGATCAGTAGCAGGTTGATACCGGTCTCGCGCAGATCGGCGCGGGCCTTGTTGAGCTCGCGGCTATCGGCGTAGATATCCTCCTCCAGATCGCGCACTTGTTCGAGATCACGGGCATTGGTCTGCATCCGCCGGCGCACCCGCTCCAGCGCATCGCGCACTCCCTTGCGCTGCTTTTCGATGCGGCCGTCGAGGTACTCGATGCGCTCCAGCAGCAGTGCCTGGAATTTCTCTTGCTTCTCCATGGATAGGTAAGATTACTCGGGTAGAATAGTGGCGGCGCTGGGCTGCAGGCCCGACTCCTGTTGGTTGGTGGTGGTGTGGTGGGTGTGATCGATGTAGAAGGTCACGTCCCAGCGGGGGTCGACGCGGGCGTTGAACTGCGCAGCCCAGTTGAGGGGCTCCAGTACGATCTCCTGCTCCAGAGTGTTTAGGTTGATCATGGTGTTGAAGGCCTCGCGCTGATCGGAGCCCGAGCCGGCCCCCATCTTGCCGCCCTCGGGCGCCAGGCCCAGCTGGCTGGGGTGCATACCCAGGCCCTGCACGATCTGGGCGTCGGCCGTATTGGAGGTCGGCACCCAGCTGTCGCGCTTGATCTTATCGTCGATCGCCTCGATGGTGATCTTGCCGATCTCGCGGCCCGAGCTGTCGGCGCCGAAGAAGGTGGTGATGCTCTTATAGGCATTCTTCGTATCGGTCAGCTCGGTCTCGATATAGGTCGTCAGCTCGTCCATCAGCCGTTCCTGCTTCTTGGCATCGTAGCTGTTCCAGTCGCGGTAGCGGGCCTGGAAGTAGCTCATCGGGATCATGATCTGGTACTTGAGCATGATCTGGTTGCGCTGCATGGCGTGGACGATCTCGGGTACGGCGGCGGCATTGTCGAGCCAGCCCTGATCGCGGAAGAGCCCCACCCAGGGGGGAGTGGCGTAGTAGATGGTGCCGGGGGTGCGCAGGTGGGAGTGCCAGGCCGCCTTGTAGCCCTGCATGCCGGCCACCCACTCCTCGGCGTTGTGCCAGTCCAGGAAGGGGATGGCAAAGCCCTTGGACAGGTCCTGCGAATACTCGCTCGAAAACTCGGCCGAGTAGTAGAGGTACTCGCTGCGCAGCGTCTGCTCGTCCTGTACCGACTTGCGGCTAAACTCCCCGTCGAGATGGTAGATGCCGGTGACCTGGTCGCGCCGCCGGTTGAAAATCAGCTGGGAGTAGGCATTGAAGTGGTAGCGGTAGCCGAGGAACTGCGGCAGTACCCACTGATGGGGCAGCCGGCAGCGGCGCAGCCACTGCTCGATAACCGGCTCGTAGGCGCGCTGTACGCGGGGGCCGTCGCGCAGGTCCTCGTTGCGGTAGTAGGCAAGGCCATTGCCATACATCATGCCCATGAGCCGGTAGAGCGTCTGACCGGCCATCGGCACCCGGTCGACCTTGCGGCGGATGGTGGAGGGCAGGCGGTCCTCCTTACCCCAGGGGGCCCAGCGCCAGCCGGCGTGCTCGGCGGTGGGTACGCGGAAGGTGGTCGGCTCCTGGCCACCGTCGAGAGGGGGGTGGGTGTAGTCGGCCCCGGTGAGCGGATTCACGACCTGGAAAGCCCCGGTGCGCTGATCCTGAAAGGCCTGAAAGGTATAGTGGGTAGGAACGACGCTCATGGCAGTACGCGCTTATCGTTGAAGGTCAGGACCAGGGGGGGGTGAATCTTGCGCACCAGACTCGTGGGAACGCCGGCCTGCAGGACGCGGACGTTGCGGGTGTACCAGTGGCTGTGGCGGGGGTTGCGGGGTGCGCCGGGTCCGCTTCCCGCTCCGGCTTGCACCTGCGCTCCGCCGCCCGACTGTAGCGCGGCGAGTTCGGCATCAGTCAGGGGGCGCACGCTGCTACCGGCTGACTCGCCCGCGCCGTCTTCCCGGTCCTGCGCCCCATTACAGAGGACGGCCTCGGCGATCTCACGGACCGCGCCCCCCTTGCGGCGGCCGGCATCGTAGGTGACGTAGCGCAGCGCGAAGGGCTTGCCGTCCTCCATGACGCGTAGCATCTCGCGTTCCGTGATCTGCTCCGTGATCTGCTGGGTGGTCTGCTCCATTGGTCCTCAAAGTGCGACCGCGCGGGGCCGGGGGAAAGGACAGCGCCCCGGGGGAAGGGACTACCCGGTACGGACCTCGCGACGGCGGGCCTCGAGTTCCAGGGCCTGCTGCTTTTCGCGCGCCAGCTGCAGCAGCGCGATCTGGTAGGACTGCGTGGCTACCCCGGGCAGGTGCGCCAGGTTCTCCCCGGCCAGGTGCAACAGGGTGCCGGCCCAGCCGAAGGGGTCGCTGCGGTCGCCGCCGCTGGTGTCGGGGGCGAAGAGGACCGACAGGGCCGGGTGGTGTACGATCTGCTGCTGGCAACTGACGAGCCAGAACCAGAGCACCTGCTGCACCAGATGGGGGACGCGGCGCCAGCGGCGGGCGCGGGCATCAATCAGGTGCTCGGCTCCGTAGAGGGGCTGGCGGCGATCGCCCCCGTAGTCTCTGCCGGGCCCGGCGGCGGAGGCCGGCTTGCCGGGGCGGTAGACGATCGCGAGGGCACGGTGCAGATCCCGCGCCTGACGGTCGCGGGCGTAGGCATCCAGGGCGGTAAAGAGGTGACCGAGCTCGAAGATCGTCAGGTTGCGCAGGCCGTCGGCGGGGGCGTAGAGGGTGACCTCGCCGTCTTCCAGTCGGCGGTAGGGGCAGCGCGTAAGGTCCAGCCGCAGGCGGTAGTGGTGGCTGCCCTCGTCGGCCTCATCTTGGTCTTCTTCCTCCTCCACCCGCTCAAAGCAGAAGGCGATCTGGTCCAGTACGTGCACGAGTTGACTGGCCAGATCGTCCGTGATCTGCCGGCCGGGCTGCGCGTCCTGCCCCAGTACGCCGAGTAGGGTATCTACGTCGGTTTCCAGCAGATTGGACAGAATGCATACGCGCTGGTAAAGCAGTAGTTCGGTGCGGGTAATGCCGGGCTCGTAGCCCGCCGTGAGTAGCGTAGCGTAGACGCTTAAGAGCCGGGATGTGGGTAGCTCGTTCCAGGAGCGGGGAATGAAGCCGCTTAAGGGTCCGATCCGGATCAGTTGGGCCCCCTTGGGGATGATCATGGGGGAGGGATTTGCGCATGAAGTTAGGCTGGTTCGAGCTGTAGGGTAACCGTGGCCGGTTCGATCGCCTGAGTGGTGATGCGTACGCGCACCGAGCGCACGATGCCAACGGCGGTGCCCTCGGGGGTGACATAGCTACGCCGAATGCTGCGCCAGCGGCGTATCTCCAGCAGGTCGGCCAGGGAGAGGTGAACCCGCCGCCGGTCCGTACGGTCGTGCCGCAGCAGACGCAGCAGGCCGCCCCACCACGCATCGAGCAGCCCGCCCTCTCCCTCCCATTCCAGGGAATAGCGGCCGACCGGCTCTCCTCCGTAGCCCTGCCGGCTGTGACTGGCCTGGGGGTAGGTACCCTGCCCGCCGGCTGCCGGCTGCCGCCCACGGTGGAAGAGAAAGCGCAGCCGCACCTCCCCGCCGGTATCAAAGGTTTGGTTACGGCCGACCTCGTCCAGCAGGGGAAGACGTAGCCGGCGGCCGGACACGTCCTGCTCCCGCTCGAAGAGGGAGAATACCGGTACGGTGTAGTCCCTCGGCGGATCGCCGTCGCGGCCGCGGCTAGTCCCTTCCAGTTGACCCGGGAAGATGGCCTTATCTCCCTGGCGGTTGTAGTTAAGCTGAGCGCGGTGACGCTCCCCGTAGTCGACCGTGTGCTCCGCTTCCAGCTTGTCCGTCCAGTCTTCGGGAGCCCCGGCCAGCAGGTCACGGATGGCGACAAGCTCCACCTCGGCGGGCCGCACGCTGATGATGTGCGCAAAGGTCTCGGCGAATAACTCCAGCGTTTCCAGTACGGTCAGGTCGGGACAGTAGTCGGCCAGGTTCCAACGCGGGCGGGGGACGACCCAGTCTAGGTCCTCGAAGAAGATGCTGCCAATCTGACCGGCGTAGCTGGGGCCCAGATCGCGCAGGTAGATGTTGAGGTCGTGCGAATTGACCAGGAGCAGATTACGCAGCTCGTCGTCTACCGTGGCCTGACCGGTTAGGCGGTAGCCCAGGGTAGCTAACGCGCGCTCCAGTAATGGGATCACCCTGGGCTGTGGTAGCAGTGTAGAGGGCCACCCCTCCCTATCACCTTCGCCCATTCGGTACTCGCCAGTATCTGCGTTCACTTCGTTAGCGACCCCCTTAAAAGGCGGGTTCACATTATCGTAGAGGCTCGGCGTGGCCATGGTCGGTAGGCGAAAACTGCAGCTGTCGGCCTCCGTGTCAAAGTCGCGGTAGGCCTGCAGCATGCGCTCATGCTCCTGACCGTAATTTTCATCGATTAGATCAAGCGTGGCCCCGCGAAAATTCAGCGTCGGGTCCGGATCGTAGGCCGGGTTGAGATCGAGGGCGAGCGTCTCGATACCCTCGATTGCATTGATAGTGAGCACGATGATGTTTGAGGCCGTACTGATTAGTGTGACCAATCCGGGATAGTCAGCGTTCACCTTTTCGGCCCAAATCTCCGGTTCCTGGAAGAAGTGGAAGTAGTTCTTGCCGTTGATGGCCAGCAGGATTTCGGAGGCAAGTATGCCAACCGGCCGCAGCACCTCGAAGGTAAGCTGGGGAACAAACGGCGTGGCTATTTCTACCGGGAGGTCCAAGTCGCGCAGGTTTGTGCTGGCAGCTAACCGGGCAAAGTCGATGGACTGATTCTGGAAATGAACCGTAATGACGCTGACATCGACCTTCGCTACCCGAACGACCCCTGCATCGAACGGTGACCCCTGAATGTATAGAATGGCAGGTAGCGATCGCCCAACATCAAGCGCATCCACCCGCCCGGCCATACCCAGGGCTATCTGGTTTTTCGCCGATTGGGATAGTGAGATAGGAAATGACCAATTACGCTCAATGCGCTGCGGATCGAATACGGGGCACTCCAAATTGAGATTCAGGCTAGCGCCGGGGGCTAGGTCAAGAATAGTTCCATCAAGTAAGCGCAGGTAGAACACGGGGGGGGCATTAGTCCGTCTACCGTTTTAAATAGAACGGTTTGACATCTCTACAGTAGCAAAGTATACGTGAGGTGAAAGGCCAGTGCCTGGAAGAGCCAGAGCCCCGCGAAGAGCAGCGCACCCATCCACCACCTGCGAAACCGGTGGGGCAGCAGCGGCCAGCGTAGCAGTAGAAAGGCCAGCCGTGTTAGACCGTGTTGTACCTCCTGCAGCAGATGCCAGCCATCGGTCAGGCTCACCAGCGCGGTGGAGCTGAGGGGGAAGGCGGGCCGAAGTGGTCGAAGTAGTTCCCCATCTGCATCGCGGGCGTACTTCCGCACCCAACTCCGGTTGGGGTCCCAGTAGTCGTCGGCTCCCAGTTCATCAAACCACGACTGGTCGAACTTGAATGCGAGGGTGTCGCAGGCTCCTTTCGTGGCGTGAGCCAGCCCCAACAGAGCCAGTACGATCAGGTAGCGCACCATCACAGCAGCTCGATGATTGTGGGCGCCAACAGCAGCGCGGCGGCGGCCAGTAGAAACAGCGTCAGCGACGCCCAGACCGGCGTGGTGGTGTCGCGGTAGCGGCTGCGGAAAATGAAGTAGCCCACGATGAGGATGAGGGCGGCCGGTAGCGCGGCGATAGCGGTATGGAGGAGTTCCTGGATCATTATGAATTATTGAGGTATTGAAGTGCTGACGCTGAAATTGCTCTGACCTTGCGTTGGTGCCTGTGTAGCGAACAGGCTCAAGGTGGCCGTTTGACCGCCGCAGAAGTCCAGACGAACGGTCGCATCGAAATCCAGAGGTGGTTGTACCGCACCACCCGCATTGTCGGAATACAAGGCGGTGACGATCAATTCCACATAGTTATCCTGACCACTACTGGAGATGTTGGTCTGAGAAAAGCTAAGTTGATAGTTCGAGTTGCTGCGACTTACGACGACTGGTGTCGGTTGGTAGTTTGCGTGATAGCGTACAGTGAATACATATTCCTCAGCACCTCCCGCAAGTGTCGCAGATTGCTGAATGTAGGTCGGATGTATCGGTCCGATTAGTCGCCATACACCCTTGTATAATGTGTACTGGGAGACTAGACAGGAACCATCTTTCACCAGTAGCTGGCTGCCCGCTGCTGCGGTGGGCCAGTTCGTGTAGGCATCATCAAGGGTAAAGTTTTCCATCGCCCAGTCAATGACCAGCGGTGAACGGAAGGGGCTGGAGAGGTAGTCCACCGCTGAAGCCAGGCTGTCCAGTCGCACCTCAACATTACTGCCACGACTAGGGACTTCCGAAGCTGTCTGGTCGTCAGTACTGACATTATCAGCATAGACTTTCGCTCGTTGTTCGGCAGCGGCAATCGCGTCGTCTATATCCTCATCGCTGTAGGTGCTTTCGAGGTGAAGAAGCCAAGCCAGGTGACTGGCCAGACTGTCGCGCAACTCTTGGTCATTGTAGGCCGCTCCGCCAGTCAGGTCGGACAAGTTAAGGGGCGCAACGATGTCGCTCCCGACGCTGCGCTCGATGGTCAGGGTACGATTACTACCCGAGCCAGAAAAGGTAGCGTTCGTAACGACCCCATCATTGGTAACATTAGACGAGGCTGTAGCCCTCACAAAGCGATTCGTTGAAGCGTCATAGGTTAGTATGTCGCCTTGCTGATAATCTTGTTCTGTATTAAGATTAAATTTCCCCGAGCTAAATAATCTAGACTGTTCACTTCCAAAAATACTGTGATAATCCTGACGAGCACTAGTTGTATTTTCAGCTATTATGTTCAGGTGGTTAAAGCCTCCATTGCTAATTTGATTGCCTACAATGTTTATGTTGTTCAAATATGATACTCCGAAATTTGATACTCTGGATAATGAAATATCTGATCCAATAATGTTTTGGTTTATAAGGAAAAATTGATTTACCTCATCTTGTGGAAACAAGAGATTAGATCCTATATAATTGGAACGATTTACACTCGCTAAGGCCTCTTTATTGAAAATATTAAATCCCAGTGTATTGGTTTTTTGAAAACCTGCTGAATAGTCAAATAAGTTCAGTCCAACTATTGCCCCTTCCGAATTAGAGTATGCTTGACTAGACCCAAAATTAAGATACCCTTGAGATTCGTCGACTACATAAGGGTGATCTGGAATCAACGCGCCTACGCTATCGATACTATTGTAGATGGCCGCAAGCTCCACGTTGTCACCCTGTGCCACTTCGTCCATCAGGGCATTGAGGTCGGCGCGAATACGGATGAGGCTGTCGCGTAATTCTTGGTCGTCGTAGGGGGTACGCGATAGCAGCACGTCGATGTCGTTGCGGTGCTGTGCCAGGGTGGCTCGTAAGGGGCCCAGGCTGTCGGTCAGGGTGGCTCGGCTCAGCTTGATTTGATCCAAGTCGATGAGCTGCCCCTGGATTATGGTAATATCACCACGCAGGGCGGCGGTGGTGTCCTTCAGTTCCTGGTCGTTGTAGGCCTCGCTGCTGCCGCCACCAGATAAGGGGTAGCTCAGTACGATAGTAGCCACGATGTCGCGTCCTGAATTGCCGCTCCGCGTAAAGAGATTCACGAAACTACCGCCCGGGACTGTGAAGTCCGTTGCGGGGGTGACAACTATATTGGTGGTAGCGTCACCGACGGCCGCCACTCCGGTTTCGACCGTATTGCGATCGGGGGTGGTGTAGTGTAGTTCCACCTGCGCCCCGTCCATATTGCTGTCCGAAATCAGGGCCAGCGCTTCTACCCGCATGTCTACCGGCACATATCCACCGATATAACGACCGTTACTGCCATTACCATAACTGAACTGGTATTTGTTCGGATCCAGTCCACCATTCTCCTCCATCGTCATCACGTATAGCCCCCGACCGGATCCGGAGGACTGCCCGGCGCCAGACAACTTAGGCAGGGCAATTTCATTGCCGCGACTTATTGAGATGTATACCGAGTCAGATGTAGTGCGGGTGGCTAGCTCCTGGTCGCCAACTGCTGTGAAAGCCACCTCTTCGTCGTTCACGTAGAGTTTGCCGGCGGTGTAGCGGACGCGGTAATTAGGCTGCCAAGGGTTCATCTCGTCGGAACCTACCCACTCGTAGGACACCTTGCTTCTCACATCGTAGGCGAAGTGAGCATCGAAACGAACGTCGACGTAACGAAGACTTGGTAGTTCGTTAGGGTTTCCGTCCACGATATGCATTCCTGCGCCAGCTTCGTGTGTCACAGGATTTCCTTCCTGAGCAGCTAGGCTCATAGAGGTTAAGAGGAGTAGAAAATTAAATAGGTTCTTCATGGACTACTGTTTACGTTCAATCGAGACGCCAGCCGGCAGTCCCATAGTATTCGGGTCAGCAGCGATGAAGTTCTTGCCAATCGGCACACCCTTGTTGGCCGCGTCGGCCGGGTTTTCGGCGACGATACCGGTGTACTTCAGGTCGGTGATGGTGATGGTGTTTCCCACTAGTTCGATACTGAGGTTGGAGGTGCCCACCGTGACGATTGCCGTGCCCCGATTGCCTACCGTCCCGCCGTTGGTGGTGAGGTTGAACTGCACTTGATCCGCAGCGGGCTCGGTCAGACTGAGTTCTTCGCGCTCATCGAGATTGTTGCCGTCCCCGCTGCCGGTGATGCCGCTACCATCGACGACGATGTTGTTATCGACATCCAGGCTGGTGGTGATGCCACCCGCACCCTTGATTAGAATTGTGCCGCCACCCTGTCCGGAGACCGCACTGACCTGCAGCGCCGCCGATCCGCCCGCGCTCGTTCCTTGCAGCGTCTGCGCTTCGTTCGTGAGGCTGTTGTCGAGGTTGTCGGGGGTATTGATGGTGAAGTTGGGGTAGGTGCCGCCAATGGTCACGTTGCCGTTACCGCCGTCCGTAAGGCTGACCGTCTGGTCGGGGGCGGTATTGGTGACGGTGAATTCGGTACCGCTTTGTGTTACGTTAATGCCCGCGCCGCCGACGACGTCGGCCTGATCTACTGCCGTCACGAAGCCGGCATCGTTGTTGATCTGGCTGGTATTGATGGAGGCCTGATTCACGGAAAGCGGGCTGCCGCCCGTGCCGTCTCCGTTCAGGCTGGCGTCAGACTGT